TAGCGGTTCCGATGGTCACTGTCACTGCTGATCCTGCACTAAACAGCAAGGTCTTGTAGCGGTCAGCGGTTAGGACTGTATAGGTAGTGGCTGTTGAGCTGGTAAGTGTTATCTCGTTGCTGAGGAATGTGTTGACATCAGCAGCCGCCAAAACTTCGCCTGCTGTAAATGTTTTTCTAGGCATAGGGTTCCTTTGTTGTTGTTTTTAGTTTACTACTCGTAGGCAAGTCGGTCATCGTCAAGGACACCGAGAACTGCGTCATTAAGGATGAAGACCGCAAAGTCTAGGCGCTCTAGGCTAAAGCTGATGTTCTTGCTACCAGGGGTCCAGTCATGGTTTACCCCGATAATTCGGCAGTATTGCTCGATAGCTGGCGGGACGTCAGAAGGCTCAAACCGAACCTGAACAATGTCACCGATTTCTAGGTCTAATACTTTGTCTTGATTTATAGTGCTTAGGGTGTCTAGGACTACTGTGACGGTCTCAAAACGGTACTGAGGTTCTTTGTAGCGAGCTAGGAAAAAGTCAGCTAGAAACTGAAGCTGCTCTGGCTCCTGAATAAGTAGTCCTGATTGGCTTAGCGTTCTTGGTCCGTAGACTGCCTGAGAGTCAGCATCCTCGGCAAAGGCTTCTTCGGGAGAGGTGTCTGCGTTTGATAGTGCAATTCTGTTGTAAAGGTTCTCTGATCCATAGACGATGTTTACATCGGCAAACTGAATACCCGTGTAAACCCCACCGACAATCTCGTCTGAAAACACAAGGTCTGGAGTGTTCGGGACAGCGTTTCTTTCGCGGAAGACAACTTTGCCATCCTTGCCTAAGAACAAAGTACCGAACTCTGAGTTAGCTACAAGCTGTAGGTACTCAAGCGCTGCCGTGCCTTCTGCAACATCTGTGTCAAGCATTGTTGAGTTTCCAGCGTCAATCTCTCTTAGGTCAGCAGGCCAGTCAATTTCAGGTTTATCAAGGATTGCGTTTATGCGAGCGCCCGAAAGCTCTGACACAGGAGTAAACTCCTCAAGCCCTGCGTTAGTAAGAACCGAAAGAGCATCAGAAGCGTCAATACGGACAACGGACTGCACGCCTGGTTCGTACTGGATGTCAAAGTCATCTATAAAGCCAATGAAGACAGGGGCATCGTTGCTGGTGACTCGAACAGAACGCCTAGGGATAAGTTGACCGAAAAATGGTCCTGCTTCGTATAACGGATCAAAGGTTCTGTCTGAGTTATCTACTGTGACCGAAAGCACACCAGCGTCAATGCGATCTAGCGCTTGTGACTTACCACGGCGAATCTGGGCTGCGACAAGCCGTGAAGTTATGTCAAAGAAGCGCTCGCCACCAAGGGTAAACTCTGTGCCATTTAGCAGACCCCTTGTGCTGCTGTCCAAGACAAAACTAAAAGGGTCGTTCTGACCAAGGTTTAGACCAAGCTCAACCTTGACACTTGGAGCTGGCATTACGCGCCCTGCCAAACAGCACCAGAGGTGCGCTCGTAATCCTTGATAGCGTCTACAATGGCTTTACCGATTGTGGCTCCAGAACCGACTCCGCCGCTGACATTTATATTGTAGACAGTTTCCTGCTTACCCTGACCGAATAGCGACTGCGTGCCTGTCGTAGCAATTTCAGATGCTAGTGAACTAATCTCCCCGAATCCTGTGTTTATTTGACCTAGAGCGCCAGCACCGCCTGCTACAAGTGCGCTCGCCAATCTTGCTCCCGCCATAGGGCCAGCCTGGATAACCTGTTGTAGTAGCTCTGGGTCAAGACCCATAGTTGCAAGCTGAGAGATGTTTCTGGAGAAGTCCCTTACCTTGGACAGTAGCTTGTTCATGTTGCGGATGATTGCGTTAGTAGATCCCCCTAAACCTGTGATGTCAAAAGCTCCCGTAATAGCGTTTTTGATGCTTGCAAAGGTTCCCTTGACGGAATCTAAGAATGAGCTGTAGATACGCTCGCGTTCGGCTAGAGCGGCAGCTTCAGCGTCAGCGGATTCCTGTACCGCTTTGGCAGTAGCTTCTTGAGCAGCAGCAAACTCAGCAGCAGCAGCACTAGCAGCGGCAGCTAACTCAGCAATACCAGCAGCAGTCTTGTTGAACTTAGCCTGGTTTTTTTGTAGTCCTTCGGGGCTAGATACTTTAGCCAGTTCTCTCTGGAAAGTCTTTTTGGTTTTGGCAGTAGAAACAATTAAATCTGCAAAGCCAGCGCTGACCCCTGCATTAAGGAGCTTGCTTTCTCTTGCCGCAAGGACACCTTCTTTTTTTAGGACTGAACTTACAGTCTCAACTTGACTGCCTGCCGCTGCTTTAGAATCGGCAATAACAGTAGCGTCTACAGTTTTAGTTTTACCATCGCCAAGTTTTACCCCAGCCTGGTCAGCCATACGGCGAATCTCATTAGCGGCGTAAGTAGCAGAAATTCTTACGCCTACTACCTGTGCTTTTAGGTTGTCAAGTTTTGCTTTGTCTGTTCGAGCAACTTGCGTTTGCAAACGCTTGGCTTCATCAGAGGTTTCAGCAAAGTCCAGCGCTAATCTACCGAACTTACCGCCCATATAAACGCCAGTTTTAGCTGTTCTATTGCCTATGCCATTGAAAGCTTTTAATGAAGCTCCAGCCAGGTTTGTATTGTCAGTAAGCCTTCTTGCCGCATCCGCACCTACTAGGAACGCACCACCAACTAGAAGTAGACCAGCAACAAGTGGGTTAGCTAATATCCATGCAGAAGCAACTGCATACGCCTTAAGACCTGATGTTGCAGCTAGAAGAAGGGCAGTAAATTGTACTAAAACACCAAAGTTACTTGAAATTATGGCAAAAACAGATCCAAGACTGTCGGCAAGAAAGGACATTGTTTGACCTGTAGTTGTGGTTGCATCTCCAGTGTCTTTGATAAATTGGACAAACACTTGTAATGCTGGCTGAGCATCTGTGACTACCTGAACAAGTCTTGGGGTCAGTTCATCTACTAAAGGCTTAAGAGCAGCAACTAACTCGCCCATAACTGGCAATAGTTGTGCGCCAATAGTTGCTTGCAGGTTTTCAAACTGAGCCTGAAGTTTCTTTTGCTCTACATAAAGGTTTCCAGACTGAGCGCCAAAGGCTCCAGTTGCATCTGCGGCACGCTGGTAAAGAAGTTCCAACCGAATAGTCTGTTCAGCGTTTCTTCGAGCAGCGCCCTCAAGCTTGTTTTGTCCCCTAGCAGCAAGCTCAGCATTTATTTCGCTTTGCTTCATAGCGACACCGAACTTCTCAATCGGGTCGTACTCACCGCGGAACAGTGCGGTCATACCAAGCAAAGCTTCTTGGACATCGTAGCCGTAGGTTGCAGCTAGGTCTATACCTAGAGACACAAGCTTCTGGGTTTCGCTAGTCACAAACTCCATGCTGAAGCCAGACTGCTTTAGAACAGATCCTAAAAAGGTTGAGGCTTTGGCGGCATCTTTTTGACTAAGACCAAGTTGCTCAGCATCTTTTGTAAATTGAACTATCTTGGGTGAAAAATCATCAAAAATTGTTCCAACCGAAAAAAGGTTTCTCTCAAGATCACGAGCAGAGTCAATGGACTCTTTTGTAAACTGTATGCCTTTTGCGGCTAAGCCGAATCCAGCAATAGCCACACCTATTTTCTTGAGGTTTTTATCAAGAAAGGCTGTCTGAGCGCCAAAAGCACCTAGCTCTTTAGTGGCAGATGATATCCCCTTACCCTTGAAGGTGCTGACAATGTTCAAAAACATATTGCTCATGTGCGGTTATTCCTGTCAATGTTTCGTTCAACAAATCTAATGGTTTCTTCAATAGCCTTTTTAGCTTGAGCGCTTACGGATGGCAAGGACTTGTCAAAACCAGGGTAAACATTTCTTGACTTTTTACGCTTGCTTGGCTTGACAACAGCGCCTAGATTATTAAGAAATTCTTGTACAGCCATAGGTTGAATTATGTGGTTTCTCGTAATTTCAGGACCACCAAACTCTCTAATTTTATACGCTCTTGTATAAGCCCTTGAGCCATGCTTCCTAGCTACATCGGCAAGCACTACACCAGCAGAATAAACCCTGACTCTTGCAATTCCCGTTGCACCTTTTTTATTTTTTTGTAATTGTGAGGAAGAAACATTGTTGTAGGTTTTGCGTTTTGCGCCGCTTACAGCACTGCCGACTTTTCCATAATTAGTTCCCCAACCAGTACGACCACCGTGCCGCATACCCCTCATCGGTCCTGGCTCGCCAAGATCCCCAAGTTCGTCTTTGACGCTTTTTACGGCTGGTTCTGAAATCTCTTTCCAGCGTTTCTGCAATTCTTTGATTTGTTGAGGGTCAATAGTTTTAAGTTCTTTGACAAAAAGCCGCCAGTCTGAAGCATAGACTTTTATTGCACTATTAGTGCCACTGTAAAGTTTCAATGCCATTTAGTCCACCTATCTAACCTAAGTCTACCGAACAAAAAAGAAGCACCCCGAAGGGTGCTTCTTCTCAACGCTTAGGTGCTTGGTGCGTAGCTCGCCATACTAGATAGCGACCCATTGTCCAGAGCATCCGCTCGTCAAGCTTCATAAGCTCACGGGGACTGATGCCTGTCTCAACAGCTAATGTGGCGATGTACCAATGAGCTGAGGATTCACCAAGCCCAACTATTTTTTTTGTTCAGACGGGCTAACACTTTCTACGGTGTCCACCCACTCCTCAAACGCAAGAGTAGTTGCTTTAGTGCGGAACTCGCTTGCCCAAGCTAGGAAAAGCAAGTGAGTAATCTTGATGTTGTTTTCAAGACTGGCTATTGACATGTCAAACTT